GGTAACCCCGCTGGCGCAGGTGGAGCGGGTAATACTCCCTCAGTAAGCCCATCTCAGGGCAACAATGGTGGAGCAGGCTATAACGGATCAAATAACGCTGCGGCAGGTGGCGGTGGCGGCGCTACAAGTGCAGGTTCGACTGCATCACAATTTAATGGTGGTGCTGGTGGTGCTGGCACCAGTAATTCAATTTCGGGAACTGCCGTTGTTTATGGTTCAGGTGGCGGAGGCGGCTCACAAACAAACTCATATTCAGGTGGTAGCGGTGGAACAAACGCAGGTAACGGCGGAGGTTCAGGTGGTATTGCTGGAAATGGTGTTGCCAACACAGGCGGTGGCGCTGGTGGAGAATATGGAAACAGAAATTCTGTAAGCGCAACAAGCGGTTCAGGAATTGTTGTTTTGCGCTATTCAGACGCTTACAATGCGGCTTCAGCAACGACTGGATCACCAACAATCACAGTTGCAGGTGGATACCGTGTTTACAGATACACAGGTTCAGGTAGTATTACTTTCTAAGGAGAAAACAACATGGCACATTTTGCGCAGTTAGATAGCAACAACAAAGTTCTACAGGTCATTGTTGTGGCTAACGAGGAACTCCTTTTTGAAGGCGTAGAGAATGAAACACAAGGCGTTATTTTCTGCCGATCTTTATTTGGCGGGGATACCAACTGGAGGCAAACTTCTTACAACGGCAACTTCCGCAAGAACTATGCTGGCATTGGCTACACCTATGATGAGGATCTAGATGCTTTCTATGCGCCACAACCTTATGGCTCATGGGTATTAAATGATGATGCAAAGTGGGAAGCGCCAGTTGCTTACCCAACAGACGGCAAAGTTTACGCATGGTTTGAACCTAATCAAGAGTGGGTTGAAGTTAAGCCAAAAGCAGGTGAGTAATGGCTAATCTAAGTATTAAGACAGGCACTATTAGTAGGTCAATGCTGGTTGGCAATCCGCCGTTTCAACCTGGCGCTTTTGAGTCAATTGCTACTTTAACTGGTGATGGATCTTCAGGAACTATTACTTTTAGTTCAATTCCTGCTACCTATAAACATTTGCAAATCAGAGGTATCTACAATGATGGTGGATACAATATGCGTTTGCGTTTTAACGCAGACGCGGGCGCTAATTACACTCGCCACACAGTAATATCAACTGGAAGTGCTATTTCTGCCAGTGCTGGAACATCACAAAATGATTTAGATTTAATTTCTTATGGTGGCAGCGGAGCAAACAATGTGTCTGCTTGCATTATTGACATATTAGATTATTCTGCAACATCAAAAAATAAAACAGTTCGGGCTTTTAATGGTTATGTAGAATCTATTTCAGCACAAGTGGTTTTTCTTTCTTCAGGTTTATGGGCAAATACAAATGCTATAAACTCAATTTCAATACTTAATCTCTACGGTTCATACAACACTCAAACTGTATTTTCTCTTTACGGAATTAAGGGGTAAAAATGCCAGTCACATATGACAATATAGCCACGCAAACGCTAACTAGCGCGGCCACATCTATAACTTTTAATTCATTGCCAACAACTTACACTGATTTGAGAATAATTCTTTCTGCTTTTAATGGTGGCGGACAACAATTGTATTTAAGATTTAATTCTGACTCAGGTAATAATTATGGTTACACAGACATGATTGGAAATGGTGCTACGGCAACTGCTGATGAAGCAGGAAGCGCTGCTTCTTTTGTTATGCATTACAACGGATTAGACACAAGCCTTCCAACACTTGTACCTATAGACATATTTGCTTACAGAGGTGCAACAAATAAAACTGTTTTATACTCTTGGAACGCAGACAGAAACGGTGCTGGATATATTAAATGGTCTGTAGGTAGATGGGGTTCTACAAGTGCCATAACTTCCATCACTTTATCTTCTGATGGTAATTTTGCTGTAAACACTTCTGCTACTTTGTATGGGATAAAAAATGCCTAGCACCTATGTTCCAATATCATCTACCACATTAAGTTCAACAGCCTCTATTGTTACTTTTAGTGGAATTCCTAGCACTTTTACAGATTTAGTTGTAAAAATGAGCATGAGAGATACAGCAGCAACTACCACTCGCAACATTCAATTTCGTTTTAACAGCACCACTACTAACTATTTTCAAACTGAATTACAAGGTAATGGTAGCGCCCCTAGTAGCACTCGCCGCTCAGGTGCAACATATTTATCATCAGATAACACTATTCCTGCGGGAACAAGTCTTGCTAACACTTTTAATAATGCTGAAATTTACATTCCAAATTACACTTCTACTTTGAATAAATCATCTTACACTTTTGCGGCAGGTGAGGACAACATTACAACCGCATACATAATGATTGCTGCCAATTGTTGGAATAACGCTTCGGTTATTAACACTGTTTCTTTTGTAGCAGATGGTGTTCACGCAATAGGTTCATCATTTTATTTATACGGAATTTCTAAATCCTAACAACTAAGGAGCAATAAAAATGACAACAGAAATACTAACTAAGGTGATCGTGGATTGCTCCACAGGAGAGCAAACTATTGAACCACTGACAGCGGAAGAAATTGCCGACAGGGAAGCATCACGCGCTAAAGCGGAAATAGATCGCGCCGCCGCAGAAGCAGAAGCAACCGCTAAGGCTGAGGCCAAAGCATCAGCACTTGCTAAACTAGCCGCTCTTGGACTCACAGAAGAAGAAGCCGCCGCAATAGCAGGTTAATTATTGGGAAAGGAAGTCTGCCATGGCTACCACTTATCGGTATTTATTTGTAGACCTTCTCACCAATACGATCATTGCCGAACTGCCTCTGACTGGGGTTGCTTTTACACAGCAACTTAACCAGGCAGGAACTTTCAGCGGGCATTTAATGTTGTCGGGTATTAACACCGACAAGTTTAATGTTGACGCTTCTACGATCCCAGCCAAGTGTGGTCTTTATGTAGACCGCGATGGCATTCTTGTTTGGGGCGGTGTTATTTGGGGCCGCCAATACAACAGCCAGGACCAGTCTTTAACCATCCAGGCACGAGAGTGGATCTCTTACTTTGAACGCCGCCGCATCACCCAAACCGTAAATTTCACCGCTATTGACCAGTTGGTTATAGCCAAGACCCTTATCGAGGATGCCCAGTCCGTTCCATACGGAGATATTGGCGTGGGTTATAACACCGCAGGTCAAACTTCCTCGGGCATCTTGATTAATCGCGTTTACTATGATTACGAGTTAAAGAATGTGTTCCAGGCGGTCCAAGACCTTAGCCGCCAATCTGATGGTTTTGATTTTGACATTGACATTTCTTACGATCCGATAACGGACCTGCCGCGTAAAGATTTCAACACCTACTATCCTCGAAGCGGCCTTGTTTATACCGTAGGCGACCCTGCTTGCCCTGTGTTTGAATTCCCTGCGGGCAATATTGTCGAGTACGAGTATCCCGAGGATGGATCAATAACGGCCAACACAATTTACGCAATTGGTGCTGGTTCTAACGAGGGCAAACTAATCTCGGCTGCTTCTCATCCAACTATTCTCACCGAAGGTTGGGCGGTTCTCGAGGACCAAGTCAATTATTCAGATGTAACCGATCAAATTGTTTTGGATAATTTGGCCATGGGCGCTGTGAATGCCTTTGTTATTCCGCCAATCACCATGAAGGTTGTGGTGCCAGCGTTTGTTGACCCTGTTTACGGAACATACGAAGTCGGCGATGATGCCCGAATTATGATTACAGATGATCGCTTTCCAAACGGCCTAGATGCTATCTACCGCATCGTTGGATCAAGCGTTGAACCTGGCGAGGATGGCCCCGAGCGCGTTACCTTGTCCTTAACAACTGGAACAGAGGCGGAGATCGTTTAATGGCTTACATAAATCAACCAGCAAGTATGCAATCGCTCTTTAATGATCTAAGCAACCGAATTACAAAGTTAGAAAATGCTCAACGCTTCACCGCTCCTAATTTTAACTTTGCCACAGGCAATCCTGCCAACCCTCGCGTGGGCGACATTTTCTACGACACTAATTCTGACCGTCTTGTCTATTGGGATGGGACTACTTGGTATAAGTTGACCCAAACCGTTTTATAATTGTTATTATTACAACATGACAACTAATGAATGGCTAGGTATAGCCGTAGCCCTTAGCACCCTTATTGGATCGCTGGCTATTGGCGTGCGCTTTTTAGTAAAACATTACCTTTCAGAATTAAAACCCAACGGCGGAGCAAGCCTTCGAGATGAGCAAAATAGGCAAGGCGAAACAATCAAACGGCTGGAGAACCGAGTTGACGAGATTTATCGCTTGTTGCTTAATCGCGCTTAGTCTTACAGGCTGTGGGTATCAAGGATGGACAAGGTATCCTTGCCAAGAATATGAAAACTGGACCAAAGCAGAATGCAATCCACCGCAATGTGAAGCAATCGGTCAATGCACTAAGGACCTTTTACCAAATGTGGAGACCAATGGCTAAAAAACGACTCACACCCGAGGAACTACACGCTCGACTGATAGTAACTATTGGCATTTTACTTGCCTTGGTATTTGCAGGTTCAGTCTTTGCCATGCTTTATGCGCTGGTGTTTGTGACTCAACCTATGGCACAGGCTCCAAATGACGCGGCCTTTATTGATCTTGTTTCAACACTCTGCGTGTTTCTTACAGGCACGCTTTCAGGCATATTGAGTGCTAATGGATTAAAATCTAAACCAAAACCAAAGGAGGGTGAAATCGATGAGCCAACGCAATGAGTTTGTAGCGGTTGCACTTAAAGAAGTGGGAACCATCGAAGGACCTAAAGATAACGAAACCAAGTACGGCGCTTTCACAAAGGCTAACTTCTTGCCTTGGTGCGGATCGTTTGTAATGTGGTGCGCCAATCAAGTGGCGTTAAAGATCCCGAATTGCGTGTCAACACAAGCAGGGGCTAAGGCTTTCCTAGATAGAGGCCTATGGCAAGCCGCCGAGGAAGCAACCCCGCTACCTGGCGACATTGTTTTCTTTGACTTTCCAGGAGACGGAATTGACCGCATCTCCCATGTTGGCATTGTTGTAAAAGACAATGGCAACGGAACCATCACTTGTGTTGAGGGAAACACCAGCCCTGACAAGAAAGGCAATCAAAGAAATGGTGGTGAGTGCTGCCTAAAGGTTCGCGCTTACAAGAAAAAGAACGGAAGTAAACTAGTTAAATCGCAGCCTGTGGCAGTTGTAGGCTTCGGTAAACCAAAGTTCAAGGAGACCAAATGAACGCAAAGTTAAAAGCAGCAGTTGAGTCATACGCACGATCCTTTGTAGTTGCGGCTATAGCCGTTTATTCCGCAGGTGAAAGCGATCTCAAGGCCATCGTTATTGCGGGATTAGCCGCAGTTGCTGGCCCTGCAATCCGCGCAATCAATCCTAAAGACCCTGCTTTTGGCTTCATTGCTGACGCGGTAGATGTTGAAATCAAGGCGCTTGCAAAGAAGTCCACTAAGAAAAAGAAATAATTGCTGGACAAAAGCACCCGACACTAACCTGTCGGGTGCTTTCTCTTTTTTAACTCTTGATGTAACCTTGAGGCTATAGGAGGCAACATGGCGCTTAATGATAAATTTACTGAAATCTTGTCTAAACGAACAATCCGCCGAACAACAGGTATTTGTGCCTATCAACAAATGTATGAAAGTCTTTCTAAAGCAGATCAAAAAACATTAGATGATGCCTGGGCCAAAAACTACCCAACAAACCTTATAGTGCAAGCGCTGCGTTCCGAAGGAATAAAATGCAGTTCAGACACCATACGGCTTCACAGAAATGGCACTTGTCGATGTCCGAAAGAATAGAGGCTCTTATTAAAGAGCGCGGCAGAATGTATGGCGATGCAATAGATAACTTCACCGCCGTGGGCCGTGGTTGGGGTGCCATTTTAGGGGTTGATGATATTCCGCCTCATCAGATTGCTTTGATGATGGATTGGCTTAAAACGGTGCGCTGTGCATATAACCCATCACACGAGGACTCTTGGCAGGACAAATTAGGCTATTCGGAATTAGGGAAACGGATCGCTCTAGATGAGTCTTAAAGATCAATTTGATGAGATGCCTGAAGGCGTAGAGTCCAGCGATGTTAAAGAATTACGCCAGGCGATGTTGCGATTGCAGAAACAATTAAAACAATCTAAAGAACGCAACGAGGATTTGGTGTTTGCCACCAGGCAAGCCGCTTACGATGCGATGCTTACTTTTGGCAAAATACCCCCAGTCCCAGCCATCACTATTGATAAGCGCAAGACCAAAGGCGAAGTTGCTCTTTGGCACATGACAGATTGGCAAGGCGCAAAACGAACCGTCAGTTATAACTCCGACATTATGCGCAGACGCGTGATGGAATTTGCAGAAAAAGCCGTAAGAATTACCGACATTCAACGCGCTGATCACCCTGTGAAAGAGGTAACCATCGCTTTTGGTGGCGACATGGTTGAAGGGTTGTTTAACTTTCCAAGCCAGGCATTTGAAATCGACAGCACTTTGTTTGAACAATATGTAAATGTTTCTCGCCTTTGCGTTGATGTGGTCAGGTTTGCCCTGGCTAACTATGAAAAGGTAACAGTTGTTCCCGAATGGGGTAATCACGGCCGCATTGGATCAAAGCGCGACAATGTTCCGCGATCTGACAACTTTGATCGTATGTGTTATGAATTGGCCCATCAATTGCTGCAAGGTGAAAAACGCCTGGT